AGTGTACATAATGAGCCAAAAAGAACTTATGTAAGTGTACAAGAAGTAGTAGCAGAAATAGTAGAAGAAGAAGAAATAGATATTGATGCTATTAAAGCTGACATAGCAAATTGTACTAAAGTGAAACAATTAACTGATTTATACTTTGGGTATAAGCAAGTGTTTGATTCTAACGAACAGTTAAAGAAACTATTATCAATGAAAAAAGAAAACCTAACCAAAAAATAAACATTATGAGTTTTGAATTATTACCTAAAGTAGAACTTAGTTCTATTGAACCATCTAAGTTTAGCGTTGAATTGCTTAAACAAACTATTGTACAGCATTTTAGAGAGACTGGAGATAATCCACTTGAGATGCTAGTTAAGGCAGAGGCCCTTATTCAGCTTTTAGATGGCATTAGAGCCGATTTAAAGGAAGATGTTATAACAATTCTATCTACACATCCACAAGGCAAAGCTGAGGTCCTAGGAGCCGAAGTGAGTAAGTTTGAATCTGGCGTAAAGTATGCTTACGATGGTGACTACTCTTGGTTAAAGATGAACCAGGAATTAGAAGCTATTAAGTACAAGCAAAAGGAAAGAGAATCATTGCTAAAGACTATCAAAGAACCTTTGGTAGACCCAGAAACTGGTGAGATGATTTATCCAGCTCCTAAATATTCGACAACAACATTTAAAATATCATTAAAGAAATAATATGAACCAACCAACAATGAACAATGAGCAGTTTGCTCTATGGGTAGCTTTAAGTTCTGGTATTGATAGTAAACTGTTTGAAAGAGCAGATACTTTATTGACCTGGCTTAACAAGGACATCAAAAAACCTGCAACACCTATTACACCTAAAGGAAAATAATATGAAAAATACCTTAACATTTATCTACGAAATGACATTTTTTACATTAATTTCAGTGCCGTTAGCTGTAACGTTATACATTACACTACATTTTTTTTACGAAATAAAACGAATTATTGATGGGATTAGATTTAGAGCCGAGAGGATTCGAAAACTCAATTAAAATTAGAATGATTTACCTGGACACCAAACAAGAAACTACATTCATATCTATTGCAGCAGCCAATAGGAAAACAAACATTAACACTAAAAGTATTCGTGACGCATTAAATCCAATGAACAAAAGAAGATTTGAGTTTAATGGCAGAACAATAGTTTTTAGGGTACAAAAATAACCTTATGTCACAGTTCTACACAACAATAATTCATCCAGTACGGAAGGAATTTAAACTATCGTGCAATGAATACTGCGTATTAGATACGATTATGCGTATGCAGAATAATGAGTCTCATTGGTGCTACATGAGTAAAGAAACAATGGCTAAGGATTTAGACTTATCTAAGCAATCAGTAATTAACATCATTAATTCATTGATAGTTAAAGAGTTAGTCTATAAAAGTCCAGCTACTAAACACTTACGAGTAACGTCAGTATTTTTAGATTATCTAAACGACTATAAAAAGTTTACCGATGGTAAAGATTCTTTACAAATAGAGTCAAAAAAGTTTACCGAAACTGGTACAAAAAGTTTACCTAACAATAATACTAACAATAAGAATACATTTATTAGGCCATCAGTTGAAACAATAAGTAATTATGCTACTGAATTAGGATTTGTTTTAGATGCTAATCATTTTTACGACCATTACGAAGCAAGGGGATGGATGATTGGTAAAAATCCTATGAAGGATTGGAAGGCTGCAATAAGAACTTGGAAGAGGAACAGTAGTACTTTTACTACCAATTTACCTATACAAACAACTAAAATAAGTTTAAAATGACACCAAAAGAAATAGCAGAAGAATTGTTTAATCAATATGCAAATGTTATTTATGATAGAGCATTAACTGTAATGCAATATGAAATATGTAAACAATGTGCATTAATAGCAGTAGATAAATTATTATATTATAGTGAATCACCTGAAGCATTTATTGAATTTGAAGAAATAAAACAAGAGATAGAAAAATTATAATGGAAGCAATACTACTACCAAACAGCAAAGAGTTAGAAAAAAGCATACTTGGTGCTATTTTATTGGATAAAAGAACGTTACCATTAGTTGTTGGCCACCTAAAAACAGAGATATTCTACGATTTAGGTCATCAAAAAATCTTTGCTGCAGTTAAAAAGATGTACGATGATAACATATCGGTTGACTTAAACACAGTTGCACAGAAATTAACTGGTGATGAGGCCTTCAAAGAACTTGGTGGAGCTTTTTATTTATCAAAATTAACAGATAATATTACTGGTGCTGGTCACATTAACAGCCATATTGAGATGGTAATAGAACTCTACAAGAAACGTGAGGCCTTCTTATTATTCAAACAGACCGAATATGAGTGTTTAGATAACGATAGTCAATCTATAGATTTACTTTCTAACGTAAATAGTAAAGTTATAGCTTTACAAGAGTATGGTAATATCCATGAAAAAACCATTGACGATGTGATTATGTCGTTAAATTACTCACGTGATAAGGCACAAAATGGTGATTTATTAGGTTATAACACTGGTTTTGAGGAGATAAATAACACTTTAGCAGGATGGTGCAGACCAGACTTTGTAGTCATAGCTGCAAGACCAGGAATGGGTAAGACAGCGTTCATGCTTTCTACTATCTACCATCTAACTATTGTAAATAAGGTTCCTACTGCCATTTTTAGCCTCGAAATGAGCTCCGAACAGTTAGTTGAAAGGTTAGAGTCGATAACGAGCATGATACCGTTAAAACGCCTTAGAATGAATAATATGAATGAGGCAGAAAGAAAGATACTACTAAAAACTGATGATAAAATATTACTATCCCCTCTACATATAGAAGATATGGGCGGTATAAGTATTTCACAACTTAGAGCAAAGGCAACCATTATGAAGCAGAAGTATGGCATTAAAGTAATCTTTATTGACTATCTACAGCTTATGAGTGGACAAGGCAAATCAAACCAAAACCGAGAGCAGGAAGTAAGTTTAATAAGCAGAAGCCTTAAATCTTTAGCTAAAGAGTTGCAAGTACCGATTATCGCCCTATCTCAATTATCTCGTAGAGTAGAAGAACGAGCTGATAAGATGCCACAGCTTTCTGATTTAAGAGAGTCTGGTTCTATTGAGCAGGATGCAGATGCTGTTATTATGCTAATGAGGCCTAATTACTATGAGATGACAAACCCTATAGAAATTGGTGGAACCGAATATGCCACTAATGACTTGGTTATCTGTAAGGTAGAGAAGAATAGACATGGCACAACTAAAAACATACCATTAAGATTTTTACCAGAGACAATGACATTTGTAGACTATAAATTATAACCTATGAAAACAGCACTTGATTGGCTAATTGAACAAATGCCTTATGAGTTTAGAGCAAAATATGCTAATGATTTATTTAAACAAGCTAAAGAATTAGAAAAAGAGCAGATAAGCAAAGCTTGGGATGATGGTGATTATGCTTATTTCTATAATAAAGAAACAGGTAGAGATTTTGAAAACGGAGAAGAATACTACAACCAAACCTATAAACCAGAAACAATATGATAGATAGAAATCAATTTCTTGAACAAGATGGAATATATTATGAGTCTGACACTCACGAATGGTTTAACGACAAATCTGGTACTAATTATGCACAAACAGATAATGGACTAAATAAAGACGCATTAAAAAATATTTGCTGCTTTGTTATAAGAGATAAACAATCTGGAGAATATAATAGGGCTATTATGGACTTAAAAAAACAAGAATTAATATATGATACTAAATCTTTAGAAGATATGCTTTTCTTTATTGATAGAATGAAAATTAAAAAAAGATTTAAAAGATAAACCTATAACCAAAACCAATAACCTATGAAAACACTTTTTGACATTTATCGCAAACAAGCTGCTAAAGCATTTAACATGCCATCAATAAAATTATGTTCTGAT